AAGGATAAGCTGTCTGAAATCTGGGATAGCGTAAAGACCACCATCGAAGAAAAATGGAATGCCATCAAAGAGTGGTTCGACGGAATCTGGCAGAAAATCAAGGACATCTTCAATCTTGACGAAATGCTGGAAATCGGAAAGAGCATCATGAACAAACTCTGGGAAGGTATGAGTAATATCTGGGAAGATGTGAAAAGCTGGCTGGGCGGCATTGCAGATTTCGTGGGAAGTGTCTGGGACGGTATTGTAGATGGCGCAAAGAATCTGTTCAAACGAGGAAAAGAAGAGGCTGAAGAGGAAAGTGACAGCGACAGCTCCGGGCCGGGAGGTAGTTCCAGCTACGTTGACAGCGGTCCTGGTGTAAAAGGTCATGCGACAGGAGGCTTCCCGAAATCAGGCCAGATGTTTGTTGCGAATGAAAACGGCAATCCTGAAATGATTGGCAAGTGGGGCGGTAAGGCGGCGGTTGCCAATAACATGCAAATTACTCAAGGCATCTCACAGGCGGTGCAGGGCGGCATGAGAGCGGCCCTTACACCATTGGTTAATAGCGTAAGGAGCATGACAAGCAATGCAACGCCGCATCTGGCAATGGTGGGATCAACGAATTCTGGTTATGAAGATCCGGGAAGAATGCAGGAGATGGTTGATAAGGCCGTAGCAATGGCAGCCAGGCCGGACAGCATGAGCGAACAGTACTTAATCATTATGATCGACTTACTCAAAAAGATCATCGAGCTGATCGAGAACTTTGATTTAGTGGTCAACATTGATATCCGGGAGCTCCGGCAGAAACTTAAAGATCTCGAAAAAAGGTCTGGATTTTCGTTCGGATAAGGAGGTGGAGACATGGCTTTTATTACAATCAACGGTCGGGAGTTTCCACCTCCCGACAACATGGCCGATCTTATTGTGGCCACAAACGTGAGCGACGGGAAAAATGCTCTGGGCGAGTTTATTGGGGACCGCGTCGGCCGGGATCAGTATAAGGTAGATAACCTGCAATGGTCCTACCTGGACGCAACGACCTGGGCTTCGATGCTCCAGGCGTTTTCTGAGTTTGTCGTCACCGCAAAGATTCCAGATATGGTACACGATGGCTGGATCACAATCCAGATGTACCCAGGCAACCGGACCGGGACGCCGTGTGAATATGACAGCGACGGCCGGCCTACCCGGTATAAGGTGTGCAAGGTCAACCTGGTGGATTGTGGGGTGATTGACTGATGCAGACAGTAAGCAGAGCCTACAAAGAGGCGCAGACCAAACAGACCCGCGCGCAGATGTACATGGACGTCACCATCGGCGTTATCAACCAGGCAGCGCAAAATAACTCGGCGGTGGATCCGGGCCAGTGTACCGATTTCAGCAACACCCGGAAGTTGCTGGACAATTATGATCCGGAATACATGTACGCCACCTATGAACAGGACTTTTGGCGGGCTGATGGATCTATGCTGTTCCTTCCGGAGGACGGCAGTCCCTATTTCAATCAGGGAGCGGTGAGTCGGGAGCTGTTGGGCGCGATCCAGATCGACTACTATGACGGCCCCTATGATATCCGGGGCCTCACCATAGACTTCTCGGATTACTTCCCGGTTGATTTTGACATCGTGTCGGATCACAAGACGCTGAATGTCACGGATAACGTCAGCCGGGTGTACATAACCGAGGAGATTTTTGAGGACGCATCCTACATCCGGATCGTTCCTCATGCCATGATTAACGGCCAGGGGCGACTTCGGATTTTTAAAATATCCATGGGTGTGGGTATCTATTTTAAGAGCCGGCAGATAACGGCCAGCAGTAAAAAGGAGTATCTGTCTCAGATATCCGAGGAGCTGCCGACCATTGACTTATCACTGACCGTCGAGAATAAGGGGCGGAAGTTTGATACTGAGAACCGCGATAGCGCTCTATATTATCTGGAGATCGGCCAGAAGGTTGAAATCAAGTATGGTATAACACTGGCAGACGGCTCCATCGAGTGGCTGGACGGTGCGAAGCTCTATCTGGACACGTGGAAGGCCGATGACGACCGTATGAGCTTTGGTGCCCGTGATGCAATTGCCAATCTCAACGAGACATACTATCGGGGCAGATACGGCGCCACAACGCTGTACGACCTGACCGTCGATGTACTGGCAGATGCAGGTGTGGATCCACGGGATTACACACTGGACGATTATCTGCGGCAGATACAGGTTGTCAATCCGATGCCCGCCGTTACCCATGCGGAGGCCCTGCAGATTATTGCTAACGCAGGTCGCTGCATCTTATTCCAAGACCGGCAGGGAATGATCCGGATTAAGGCAGCTTTTGCGACAGTCATATCTCCGGAGCGTATGACGGTGACGTCGGACGATGCCATGGAATACTCGCATCTAAAAGAGGTTGTACTGCCGAGCGTCAAGTACGATTACGCCAGGTACACACAGGATTACTGGGCGGCAGATGGCAGCATGTATTTCCTGCCGGAGGACGGAGGCAACTACTTAAATACTGGATTCATCAGCCGCCAGGTATCCGGGGCTGACGGGAGATTCACGGATCCTCCAAAGCTGTCAATCCGGCTGGAAGCGGCCATGAAGTATTACGGCCTGTCCATGGAGTTTGGCGGTAATCACCCGGAGATCATGGTGATACACACCTACAAGGGCGGCGCACTGCAGGAAAGCTATACACAGGAGATAACCGGCAGCAAGATGGTAGTGGAGCATGAGTTCCCAGAGTTTGACACCATAGTTTTTGAGTTCATGCAGGCACACCCAAACAACGATGTGATCGTCAATTACGTCAAGTTTGGTGATGTGAGTGATTACGAGTTTAATTACCACGGCCTGAAAAAGACTCCTGTCGGGATCCAGGTCGATAAGTACAGGGATCTGCGGGTGCAGATGGTGAATTACTATGAGGGGGCCGACCACAAAGAACTATTTAAGGACGTGGTGCAGGGCGGCGTCCGGTACGTGGCTACAATGCTTAATGCAAGCCATGGATATGCAGTTAATATTGGATCTATTGTGGAGTCTACAGCCTATGAGGTGATCGTGGATCTAAGCAGTATTACCGGATCCGTGGAGCTGATAATCACCGGCTGCGAATACCTCCAGACACCGTCTGACTATGTGCTGAGACTTAACCCGTCCGGTCAGAGTAAGACCTGGACCAATCCTCTTATCTCCGACGCGGCTCACGCGCAGCTGGTTGCGGAGTGGATTGGCAATTATCTCAACAATAACATCAACTATGAGATCAGCTACCGTGGGGATTTCCGGCTGGATCCTGGGGATATCGTATTTCTGGAAAATCAATATGTGGATAAGCTTCAGGTCAACATCGGGGAGCATACGATCAATTACGATGGCGGCGCTGTATCAGGCACGGTAAAAGCGAGGAGGGCTGTTAATGGCGTGGGTAACACCTAAAACCAATTGGGTTAAGACTGACCGGATCAATTACGTAGATTACAACAGGATTAAAAACAACCTGGCGTACCTGCGGGATCTGGCGGGGCAGTTGTACCGGGAGTTTAACATCACTGTGGATCCGGACAAAGACAATTATAGTCTCTGGCCTTATCCGTCCGAGATCAACCGCTTGGAGGAGAATCTGGAGACGATCCGCGGTCATACCTATCCCTTTGCGACGGGGCAGCGCCGGACGTATTACGGTAATGCTCCGGCCATCGACTGGCAGGAACTCAATCGCCTGGAATCAGCCACGCTGCTGATCTACAACAACCTGAGGGGCCAGGAGGAGGGAAAGCGGCGGTTGTCATTTAGATTAGGAGGTTTAAGAGGACTATGAAGACAGACTGGAAAGATGATATATTCACCCAGCGCAAGATCCGTCTGACCGAGAACAGCGACGGGACGGTAACTCCTGTCGACGCGACGACATACACCCAGAAGGGGGATTCGTTCGGGGCGAAGGAACTGAATGAGATCGGGACGGAGATTAACGAAGTAAAAAAATCTGTCAGTGATGGAAAAGCCCTTGTTGCCGCAGCCATCACTGCAAAGAGAGTAGCAACGGCGGCGACAGCGACATTTAAGGAGATGGCAGCAAATATCGGACGCATTGTATTGGGGTCCGGGAATGCACAGCCGGCGGATGTACTGGCCGGGAAGACAGCCACCAATGACAGCGGCGTGGAGTTTATGGGGACTATGCCGAACAATCCTGATGTAACTACTGCGGCTTCTACAATACTCTATGAAGGGAGCCTGTATTATCGTATTCCCAAAGGAGCGTATATAAATCTTACTTCTAATGGATACCCAGAGGTTAAGGCATCGCAAGCTACCATAGCTAATGCAATCGGGCTCAATCCGGATTATATGTTGGATAGTATTAATGTGCTGGGAAAACAGGGCAAGATCCAGTCCATGGCGGGGGTGACGATCACACCCCAGACCTACGCCCAGACTGTATGGAGCGCATGGAAGCGCATGACCGGCAATGTGGAAATAGCGGCTGTTCCACTTCCGCCGGCGAGTGTCGTTAAAAAGGGGTACCGGTATTGGATCGGCAGCAGTTACGTGGACGGGACTTGTGAAGGATATTTTCCAACAGCAAATGATTTATATTTACATGGCAATAACCCGGCGAATTTTAGTTGTTCAAGCGGTTCGGGTTATGTAACATTTTTTCTGGATCACATAGAGATACGCGATACGTCAGATACAAAAATAATCAATGCATCAATTAAGTTTAATTTGACTGGTCATGCAAACCTGAAAATAGATGGCGAGTTTTGTAACGGTGCAAGTAGCGGAAGATATTTAGATATTTACAGAGGGTCCGGAACCGGTTGGTATAGCTTTGCGCAGCATATTTTTGCAGGGTCAGCCTGTACAGGAAGAACTACAATCACAATTCCATTACCGGCTAATCTGGGAGATCAGCTGATCGGTTTTAGGTTTGGATCCAGTATTACCGGTAACATCTATCACGTATGGCTTGAATAGAAGGAGGAAATGCATTATGAAATCATTAATCATCTATGACACTACCGGCACAATCTGGTCGGTAATTCACGGTCAGGATACAGTCCCCGCCGGAGTCCTCGGCCTCGTCGTTGTAATTCCGGACGGCGCCACGATCACCAGTATTGATGTGAGTAATCCAGGCAACCCACAGCCGGTCTATCAGTATGACGGCGAAGGAGTCAACTTGCAGGAAGAGGTCAAGGAGTTGCGCGCTATGATCGACGATATGTCCCTGATCCTGGCTGATGTGATTGGAGGTGCGTACCATGCTTAGCACGGCGGCAAAAAATATAATTATCTATGCCCTTAAAATCAGGCATGAGCGCGGCGAGGACATCGAGGAAATTTTAAAGGGATACCGGAACCTTACCGATGCCGAGAAATACGAGGTCTTACGGGCAGTGACAGAGGAGGGATAACGTGGACGGTACAATACAGGAGTATGTACTCGATATGGCGGCAGATACCAAAAAAGAGCCGCTGAGAGTCAAGCAATATGATACCAACAGCCGGCAGGCACGGATCACGCTTAAGATGGGTAGTGAGCCATGGACGATCCCCTTTGGCTGCCAGATACACATCAATGTCCGAAAGACAGACGGCACTCTGGCAGACGCGACCTGCACGCGGGAGGACGAGCATACAGTACTTGCGCCGATCACCGAGCAGATGACGGCTGTAACAGGTACGCAGTTGGGCGAGCTGTACTTTCTGGGATCAGATGGGGATATTAAGTCTCAGTCGTTCCCGGTCGTGGTCTATGAGGCTGTAATGGATCAGGCCCGGATTGAGTCCTCAGACGATTTCCAGTCCCTTCAGGGCGCGCTCCGGCAGGTGCAGATATCTACAGATGCCGCCGATATCGCCGCGCAGTACGCCACGGAGCAGGGAAACTCTGCCAGAGATGCGGCCCAGCGTGCAAATGACGCAGCGGATAGCATACAGGTAGCGGTCAATGCGGCTGCTGCAGCCAAAGTCAGCGAGACCAACAGTAAGGCGAGTGAGACAGCTGCGGCGCAGACTCAGCAGGAGGTCACGGATTACGTCGAGGCGCAGAAGGCGGCCTTCGCCGGTTACTCAAAACGGGAGTCTGACAGCAAGTACGCCAACGCCCTTACAGAGACCGTGACGGGAGAGGGCAGTGTAACCGTAGAGGACGCGTGGACGGCGCCGGTGCTGGGGCTTGACGTGGTGGGTAAGAGTGAGCAGGTGACGACGACGGGAGCCAATCTCTTTGATATAGTTCATGCCGATAATATAAAAGGAGTTGCCTCGGGAGACGAACTTTACTATATAAGAGTCGGTCAAAATAGTGCTTGGGTAGAAAGTACGAAGATACCGTTTGCCGGGGAAAGTAATGTTATTTATACACTGTCGGCTAAGGTGAAATGCGGAACCGCGACCAATTTAGGTATTGCCTTTTGTTATTCTGATGGAACCTTTGAAATGAGTAATAGAGTGAATGACACTACGTATGGCGAGGTTAAAGTAACTTCGAAGGCTGATAAAACAGTTAATGGATTTGGGTTTATTTATGTATCTGCTGATACGTCAGGTTACATTAAGGATATCCAGCTTCAAAAGGGGAGCACAGCAACGACCTACGAGCCCTACACCGGCGGCGCTCCATCGCCCAGCCCGGATTACCCGCAGGACATTATTAGTGTGGGGACGGTCAGCACGGGGAAGCAGATGTTAAATGCTGACACGATTGTGCAGGGCGGAATTAATGCGGATACAGGAGCAACGAATAATGCTTCTAATTTTGTGCGTAGTGATTATATACCAGTTAAGCCCGGAGATTATGTGCTAAGCGGTGATGAACTAAAGTCATATTTAAATTACGTTATGTATTTCAATCAAGAGAAAGTAATACAAAGTAGTTTGTCAATTAAACCAACTAACGGAAAATTTACTGTCACAGAGGGGATTGCATACATCAGAATTAGATTTATTGCCAAAGATGGTGCGGAGGGAACGGTGATACCATCGGAAGTAGTTGCACTTAAACCCATGCTCAACACAGGCGACACCGCCTTACCATGGGAGCCGTACACCGGAGGCAAGCCGAGCCCGTCGGTGGAGTATCCGCAGACGTTGGAGCTGGTGGTGACAGGGGCGCAGATGTTTTACAAATCTCTTGTGACGTTACAGGGGACAGGTGCAGAAGCTGATATCACGGACAAAAGAGCCATTAAGATTACTTACACAAGAGCTAATGGCGGAAAATATGCAGGATTTATTGTGGACGATAAAAGTAATATTGTTGGCAAGACATTAACAATATCGTACGGCAGTATCATACCGAGTAAAAGCGGTTTGACACCCGGTATCCGATTGTATTGGATAGACATTAATGGATCCGTATTATCCTATGTGGTGTATGTAAATAAATCTCCCACTACAATTACAATAGAGGATCCTCAAAATGATATGGCTACAAAATTGGCATTGTTGTTGTATGCCGATATCGGTGACGCGGCCGTCGTAAATGATTATGTAATATATAAGGATATCATGATTAACGCCGGAGACACCCCGCTCCCATGGGAGCCGTACAAAGACCGCCAAACTGCCCCCGTCACTTTGACAGAACCATTACATGGGACCGGAGAGTGCCGGGACAGGATCGCGTGCAAAGATGGGGAATGGGGGATTGAGCGGTATATTGGTGTGGTGGATAACGGGCAATGGAGGAAGCTAAATGTAGCATCAGGAAGCGCCGGACATAGGTTTGTATATGATGCAACAGATATGATCGAAAAATTAAATTGCATGGTTATATGCTCTAAATATACAAGACGTCCAAAGGGTGCTAGCTTTAACGCTATTGGCGATTATGTGGCGACAGATGAAGTGGGAAAAATTTTTATTCGCACGCTTAACCCTGATTTCGAAACGATCGAAGCATTTAGGGAATTTATAGCCGATGCAATCACCCTCTATCCCCTTGCCGTCCCCACCTGGACGCCCCTTCCCTCCGCCACCCAGCAGGCCCTCAACGAGCTGACGACCTACGCAGGCACAACGCACTTGACGATCACTGCGGGCGGCCCGGCCCCTACGGTGACTCTGGATTACGTCAAGGACACCCACAAGGCGCTGGAGCAGTGCCAGGAGGAGGCCAAAGAGTACACTGACAACCAGATAGCAGCAATAGTAGCAGCCCTGCCGACAGCGACGCAGGCGGCTATTGTAGATAACCAGACAACCAAACTTTTACAGGAGGTATGAGATTATGAGTAACACAGTGATTTACACGTTGATGAGCAGTCTTATCAGCAAAAAGTATTATGCAACACAGAAAGAGGCCACGGACAAACTGGGTGTATATTTCGCTTTTAACATGATTGACACAGCGCAGATGGAGGAGCTTTCCTTGCTGGCTAAGGGCGTATATGCACCGCCGGTAGTGGAGCCGGAACCGGAAGCGGCGCCAGAGACACCCGTAGACCCTGAAACACCAGCCGTATAAGGAGGACACACTATGAATAAACCAGACATGAACTACAAGACACCCGTAAACTATGGCCCAGCAACCGGTAAAGAAGATCCCGGCCGGCAGCCTGTGATTACAGACACGCCGTACGAGGGAGATTACAGCCCGGATCATAAGCAGTTTAAGGCCGGCCATGTACCGGGAGGCCCGGGGCATAAGGAATGTAATCACGAATAACTGGTGGGAGAACTGCATGTACATAACTACAAACACAATCATTACGGCAGCCAGTGTGATCACCGCGCTGGTTGTTATATTTTCAGCACTCTTCGCTGTTTACAGATGGTACCTTAGACAAGGACAGCAGGATCGGGAAATTAAAAATATCAAAGACGAACAGTGCCTTCTTGTTTATGGGGTCCTGGCCTGTTTGAAGGGAATGAAGGAACAGGGCTGCAATGGTCCGGTGACGGAAGCCATTAACAAGATAGAGAAGCATATCAATCAACAGGCTCATGAGTGAGCGGAAAGAGAGGGACGATTATGGATTTAGGAATTGCGTGTGTTGCAGGTATCACAGCGCTGTGCTATCTGGCCGCTATGGCGGTGAAAGCGACGGCGGTAGACAATAAGTGGCTGCCGGTAATTTGCGGCGTTATCGGGGCAATCCTGGGCGTTGCAGGCATGTACACGATGCCCGACTTCCCGGCAGCGGACATCATCAACGCGGCGGCGGTTGGAACTGTATCGGGGCTTGCGGCTACCGGTATCAACCAGGCGTACAAGCAGCTGACAAAATAAGCTGTTGCGATATCGTAACGGTTGTAATATCACAACTTTTTGGGGCTTGGGGATTCCGGGCCCTTTTCTTATTTTGAAGGAGGAATAGACTATGTTACCTATCACAAAACAGATCAAACAGATCAATTGCTACGCAAGCCAGAACCACCCAAAGTATATCGTGATCCACGAGACCGATAATTTCAGGAAGGGCGCAGGTGCCGCGAATCATGCCAGTGCGCACAACAACGGCAATCTGGATACATCGGTGCACTATTACGTTGACGACGTGTCAATCTACCAGACACTCAACCACACGGACGGAGCATGGGCGGTAGGGAAGCAGTACGGCACGCCGCTGGTGGCCGGAGTCAATAACAACAACACGATCAACATCGAGATCTGCGTTAATCCGGACAGCAACTACGACAAGGCGCGGCTTAACTGCGTGGATCTGGTGAGACATCTGATCCAGGAGACGGGGATCCCTGCTGATCGGGTAATCCGGCACTACGATGCGAAAAGGAAGTGGTGCCCTCGTAAGATGATGGACAGCCCGGAGTCATGGACGGACTTCTGCCTGCGGATCCGCGGCCAGGTGGACGAGGTGAAGAGCTTCGAGGACGGCGCCGGGAACTGGCATTTTACGATTAACGGGGAGCTGCAGAAGGCGCGCTGGGTGAAATATAAGAATAAATGGTTTTACGTGGACGATGCCGGGAATATGGTCACTGGCTATGCGATCATCGGCGGTCTGGCCTACATGCTTAATCCGTCCAAAGCGGATATGGCAACGTATGGGGCGTTGTTGGTCACGAACAGTCTGGCACAGGGAAATCTCGAGGTGCAATGGGTGGAATAAGAAAATGGCGGTCCATGAAGGGCCGCCTTAATTATCTTTGGTATACCTTATTATATCGGTGATATCACAATCAAACTTCTTACATAATTCATTCAATGTTTTCAGCGTGATGCTCCTGTTGTGTTTTAGATTATCCAACATTCCCCGGCTTATTCCATAATGCTCAATCATATCGTATTGAGTAATCTCTTTATTCTTTAATGTCTCCCATAACGGATCAAATGTAATCATAGCATATCCCCTTTTGCAATAAGTTTACCGTGGCAAGATGATAAATAGTATTGCCAAAATTATGGGAATATGTGTATACTGTAATTATTGTCATTAATAAGGTAAGGGGGCGATAGATTATGGAAGGATTTGATAGACTATTAGATAAGATGAGAGAACAGAGGATCACGCCGCGGATCCACTATGAGCTGATAGCGATCCGGGTGCTGAAGGTGGCGGCGGTGGTGCTGATCGGCGCGGGGATTGTGTGGTTGGTGGTAAAATAATAGGGCGGTAATTCGTCCTTTTTATCTTTTTTGCATCACATCACGG